GTTAAGCTTAAACGAAAATTAAGACTAACGACTAACAGTTATTAAGCGTTGTTTAAGTTAATATATGGTAGGTACTAACAGTTAGTTATTCACATTTTACAGTTATTTTTATGTGAATAACTATAAAATAACAGTTATATATTATTCACATACTAACTATCTAAGTGTGAATAACTTTTTATAATTCTATATACATTAATATAGTATTATAGTAATGTACTATAAGCTTTTATACAGTATTTTAAACAAAAGTATAATTTTATAATAGTGTGTATAATAATATAATATTTTATGTGCGAGAGTTATTTTTTTTTACTATTGACATTAATCGGCATAATTTTTTACTTCGCATGATTGGTTTGTCGTTCAAATATAAGAACCATTGCACCCCATCATGCTTATAATGATATTTATCCATTTATAAATCTAAAAAGTCCTGCAATATATTTTGAGCATTAACAAGATATTTTATATTAATAGTTCCAGTCTCTGTAATAATTGAACTTGTATTTATAACAAGTGGTTGGCTCTCTGTAATAGCTCCTGCATCTCTTGCTTGTTTGATACTGAACTCTGTATCGTTGTAGCCTCCAAATATGCCCTGAGCTTTTAAATCTTTGGTTACATAACCTAAATGTGTGAGTTCTACTTCCAAAATGTCTTTTAAGTAGTTTATAGCCCATATTGCTACCGTTTCGTTTCCATCATCATCCATGATAATAACTTCCTGCTCAGTTACACCCATATATGAGCTAAAAGAGGCTATATCTCGCCCTAAAAACTTTAATAGAGTAGTAAGAGCCTCTTTATCTGTTTGAGCCGTTATAGTGAAGCTCTGTGTACTTATTTTATATGCCATCTAGCACCTCCATTTTTTAAGTGTGATAGTTTTGCATTTTGCAGGTTGATTAATCAATATCTTTTTTTTTGCTGGAGTGAAAAACAGATACAAAACTTCGACTGTTTAACAAGAACTCCTTTTCTAATAGATTTTCTTCTCTGAAACACCAAAAGAGCTTAGAAACACTAAAAAATATACTAGAAACACACTAGAAACACTACTGAAACACTACTGAAACACTACATAAAAAAGCTATAAAGCTCATAAAATAGGGCTTTATAGCTACTTTTTACAATACAATATAAAAATAATTTGAAAATGAAAAAAAATAATTTTTCAAAACGAAAATGAAAAAAATGGTTTTTGTGTTTATTCCCTATATATAGGGGTTTGTGGTGTTTCTGTTGGTGTTTCTATGGTGTTTCAGTAGTGTTTCAGTAGTGTTTCTATGTAAGTAAGTGGTGTTTCTAGCTAGAGTTAGCTAGAAAATTTGTTGCTCTTGTTCTATGGCAATTTTAGAAGATGAGAATATAAATGTTTTTTTGCTGAAATAAAAAGTGCTTGGCAGCTCATGTTGATTTATTGCTCTGAATCTCTCTCCGTGTTCTACTTCTATCGTTTGGATTGAGCCATCTATACTTTGATTCTCTTTCCATCTTAGTTTTATGATTGAAGCTTTTGTTAAAACGAGATTCCAAAAGTTACCAAACTTTGTATCACTTTTAAGGATGTGTTCTATATTTGTAACTTTAGAAAACCATTTTAAGCTGGTGTTTGATATAAATCCAGCTTTAAACTCATCCATGAACATAAGTTTCATCTCTGCATTATTATAAGGGAATGGAATTTGTTTTCTAGCTTTTACCATCTCATATTCGCCCTGTATGGATACTTCTACTTCTTGCTTTATTAAAGTATCCGTTTTAGTATCTGCAATAGCTTCATCAAGTATCTCTGCAATTGTCTCAAGGTCGTGGCTTCTGAATGCTGTTTTTAAAACTGATTGAGTCGTGCTTGTTGCATCTTGTATCGCTTTTTTAGTTTTATTTGCTATTGTACTCATCGCTAGTTGTTTGGAGTAGTTACACATTTTTAAATGTACTAAGAACTCATCTCGTTCTTTCTCTAAAAGAGATATAAACTCAGCGATTTCATAACCCATGCCACGAGCTACTTGTAAGAGTGTTTTAGAGTTTGTTTCTATAACTGATAATCGCTCATCTGATTGATCCATTGAAATTGGTAAATCTTCATTACTTAAAAAGATACAGTTTGCATTGAAGCGAATCATGTATGGGTTTGTGTGCATAGCTCTGATTTGGATGCTTTCCTCAGATACTATGAGCTTGATTTTATTAGTGATGTCTTTCTCTTTGTTAAAATCGCCTTTGACTTCATCAAAAGTGATGAATAACTTATCTTCTAAAAAGTTATTGAAGTTATCTGTTAAGTTTGCATTTGTAGCTATAAAACAGTTGCTCTCGTGCATTGCATATTCTATAATTTTACTAGCAAAAACACCTTTACCTGTTCGCTGGATTCCTTTTAATACAATAGCTGTTTTAGTCTTTTTAGCTGTGTTTAAAATCGTACTTAACCAGTTGAGTAAAAATACTCGCTCATCTTCATACGGTGCTATATTTTCAAGTAGTGCATTGATGATAGGGTATCTCTTTGGAAGTGTGATTGTTGTAAACTTATCTACATTTAAAACATTATCTACTTTTACATCTAAAAAACCGTTTGGAATGTAAGTGTTGAAAAACTCTCCATAAAAAGATGGTTTAAGTGGTGCAAACTCTTTTCTAAAAACTCTAAGCTCTCTTAGAATTGCTGTTCTGTTCTTAGTGTTTACATGAATACCAGCTAACTCTTTGCTCTCTCTATCTATGTACTTATAAACTGTTGTATCTTTTAATCGGTCCGTTAAAATTCTATCGTGCTTATTTCCCTCTGTATCAATATCTACATAACGAGATATTCTTACATACATACCTGTCATAGCATCAAAGAAAACTGTTGCTTTCCCTAATCTATCAAGTGAAGCGTTTTTCTTTGCGTATTTCACATAAGCATTCTCAATAAGATTTATTTTGTCTTTGAGTGTCATTTCTGCTTTGTTTGCTTCGTACTGTTCATTTATAAGTTGCTTCTCTTTGTAGAAATCATTTAAAAGCTTTTGTGCCTCTTCTTCGTTGTGATGTTTGTTCGACTCACGAATAAAATCAACTTGTTTAATGTAGTTTGGAATTTTGTTATAAAAATCTGCTTCTGCTGTCAGCTGTTGTTTTGCACTCTCTTTTATAGCTTGTACTTTTGCATTTATATTTACACTCATTTATTTACCCTCGCTTTGAAGATAGTCCACAAAATCTTGATTGCTATCAAATTTTAAAAAGTTATCAACTTCTAGTCCAGCTTGTAGTTTGAAATTTTCGTAAGCTTTAGCTCCAGCTTTGTCGCCATCAAACATACAAATAATATTAAAACCTTTTGAGTGATAATCTCTTATATAGTTGATAAGATTGTTATTGATTTTATTAGATGAGCTTTCAAGCGTTATAAATGGTACAGAATAAAGAAGTGCATTGAGTCCGTTCTTTATTCCCTCGCCTACTATTAAGTATTTTTCACGATGGATAATAGGTTCAACTTCTTTTCTAAAAGGGTAAAGAAAATTGTCACCTCTGTTGTGTGAGTTTTTATAGATATATTTAGGATTGCTCCACTCGTTGTAATTGTCAGGCTTGTTTGGTCTGTATGCTATTAAATCAACTATTCGACCGTTATCATCTTTTATGATGATACTTGAGCATTTAAAGTGCTTATTCCATCCAACTAAAGTAGTAAACATATAATCAAGCTTTTGTTTATAATCTGCAGGGAGTGTTTTTGCTTCAAAAAGTTTCTCTATTTCTGATGGAACTATGAAGTGAATAAGTTTACCTTGTTTTGTTTGATACTCAATAGGTCTATGCCCACCAACAAGTTTTAATTCTTCATTTCCCCACTCTTGAAGCTTATTAAAATCAACTTTTTTCTTAGCTTTTGATTTTCGTTGCACCTGTAGCGATGGGTCGACTTTGTAAGTGTCAAGTGAACTTAACTCTTTTAGTTTTGCTATTGCAGTTTTTAGGTCGACTTTCTCCATATACATAATAAGGTCAAGAACTGAGCCTCCTGTTATGTCTCCATTAAAGTTGCTAAAAATCTGTTTAGCTGGATTGATTACTATTGATTTATCTTCTTTATAAGAGAGATTAGCCCCGTTTTTCTTGAGTTCTCCGTAGAGTTCTGCAACTGTTACAATGTCTAAAGATTGTTTTATTTGTTCGAGTGTAGGTTCGTTTGTATTATTTGTCATATTATTAGCCATTTATTTTATTGTTTTTTTAATTTTAAATAGCTATAATACGAATAACCACAAACGGCTTATAGCTATTAAGGGTAAAATTACTTTTACCCTTTCTTACTTACTTCAGTCTTCTTTGTTATTCTCAATAAAATTCTCTATTAAGACTTGAATCGTTAATGATTTGTTTAATCTGTTCTTCTTACAAAACACATCAAAATCATGCAATACATCAGCACTCATAGTATGTGTAATTTTCTGCTTTTTGTACTCTACAGGAAATAAACTCATATCTCTTGGTGTTGTGTAATTTAACTTTTCATCCATCTGAAAAACTCCATAAATAAATATAACCATCATAGTATTACAAACTTACTTAATGTAAGTTAAAAAGTAATACAATTCGCTTACCTATTTAAAATTAAAAAAAATCCTCCCTTTTTAGATTTCATATTTCGCCCTCTTTTAGTTCTCCATCGATAGCTAAAGGGCTGATGATATATTCGTTTAAATTTTGCTCTTGAATGTCAATAGCTCTCTCTATAAAATTCCATGCTTTCTTATCAAAATCTTGTTTTGACATATAGAGCTTAGTTGCATATTCTCTTAGCTCTGTTTTAGTACAAGTGGAAATTTTAATAATTATAGATTGCACTTTCTTTTTCATATAAAAACACCTCTGTTTTGGTTTACTATATTTTTAATGCTCTCAAGTGATAGGTTATATTTATCTGCTAGTTTTTTGTATCTGTTACCTAGATAACGGTCATATCTTATAGATGCATCTCTTTTGTATATGATAAAGTCTTTAAATTGTGGAATCTCGCTTGATACTTCTTGATATTTCTTTTTAAAAGTATCTAATGAAATTGAGTCGTTTTGTAAATCTGAAACGATAAAAGCTAATAATTTTACTTGCTCATCTGTTAGCTTTTTAGATGGACCTCTCGAAGAGTATCTTACTTGTGAATCATAATACTCATCTCTAAATGTGTAGTAGTCTTTTGGAGTTATTTTATAAAAGCCGTCAGTCATAGTTGCTTTTAGGTGTCCTTGTCTTATGTAGTAATTTACATTTGCACGGTCAGTTCCTAAAAATGATGCTATATCTGCGGTTGTGTACATTATTTAGTATTCTTTATTGATTTTCTAATATCTACCCAAGCTCGTGCAGGTATGTTAAATTTATCTTCAATTTTTACAGCTTTATCAAGAGGCGGATAACTCTTAAAATTCTTATATTTTTCTGCCATATTGCGAGATACTCCAACAAGTTCAGCGAGTTCAATAGTTCGTATATTGTTAATAGATATTAAAAAATCATTTATCTTTGTTTCCATGAATAAAATCTTAACCTTATTATGCTTAATAGTTAATTATATTATGTATTCTTTGATAATGTTAATTTCTTTATGCCAATAGTTAGTATAATTATATGATACATAATTAAATTATGCAAAAAGGATTTTAAAATGTTTAGTGAGAATCTTAAAAAATATAGAAAACTGTTTGGAATTACACAAGAGGAATTAGCAGAGAAGATAAATTCTCTTTTATTTAGCAACTATACTAAAAATAATGTTCAATCTTGGGAGAGAGGTGTAAATCCTAAAATAGAAGTTATTAGTGCAATAGCTGAAATATTAGAAATTACAGAACAGTATCTATTTGATGATAGTGAGAATGCACTAGATTTTATTGTAAGTAGACGAATACCTGATTTAAAAGAAATTATAGAACATACAGTTAAAATACCTCTTTTTAATGGATATATAGGTGCTGGTAGCGGTGGTATAATTGATAGTTTTGATAATAAATTTATGTATGTTGATAGTCTTAATATAAATAAAAAATATTTAGATGATACAGTTTTAGCTTTAACAGTTATTGGGGATAGTATGGAACCGTATGTTTATCAAGATGATATTATTTTATTTACACCGTTAAAGCATGATAATATTAATCGTTCTGATGGAAAATATATAATTCAAACTATAAACGGTACTATGGTTAAAAATCTTAAATTTATGTGTAGTGGGGATATTATAATCTCATCATGCAATAAAGCATATAGTGATGAGATTATAAATTCAAATGAATCGCAAGAGTTGTTAGATATACTTGGAATAGTAGTTGGTAGAATTTTAAAAAGTTAATTAAAACTTATTGAATAACTCCAATTAACACCATCTGTAACCTCTCCTGATCCTTTGTAAGCTATGTTACATTGATAATTCTTTTTTAGTTTAGCACCGTATTTATTTTGTGTGATAACCGTTGATTTAATTATATATTCATTTATGCCTGTTTCATTTATAGTTCGTTCTCCCCATGGAAATTCTGCCTTATAAGGTTTTAGTTCTTTCTCTACGAGTATTTTACAAAAAGTGTATGCTTCGTTAGATAAGTCTTTTTTTTCAACTGTTTTAATTTCTTCTTTTTTAACTTCTTTATTACTCTCTTTTTGTGGTGGATTTGGTAGAAACATACCAATAACTGTGAGTATTACAAAGCCTATAATTAACTTTTTTTTTGTCTCTTTTTTCATGCAAAACCCTTTTTTAAAATTAACAAAATTATATCCTAAAAATTTAAAAAAAATAGGTATTGATTAATCAACTGCCTAAATGGAACTATTACATTAATGAAAAACAGATTAAGGATTTTTAGTGCCAGATAAGGTTTTAATTAATGTAGCGAATGCCTATTTTCAATATGGGGTTTTAGGAATAAGCGTTGTTGTTTTATTACTTGTAAGTGCTGGATTATTATTATCAATTTTAAAAGATAAACAAACACATAAACAGTTTGCTGATGCAATTAGCAGCACGGCTCAAAATCAAAAAGAATTTACTATTATTTATCAAGAGTCACAAAAACAGCATAAAGAGGTTTTAAATGTGCTTAATGAGACTTTGGACATTGAGCGAGAAAATACTAAGACTTGTTACATAGGTGTAGCAAGTAAACTCGACAAACTTCATTATATTTTAGAAAAACAAGGCAAATAAGATGATGCAGTATGGCACAATCACTCAATACAGATACACAACTGATAAAGCAGGGAAAAAGCTTGAGGTAAAAGTTAGTGTGGATGAGAGAGTTACTGATTGGCTTCCTGTTAAAACTCAAGCTTCTTCTTTTTTAGTGGTTCACATACCTGTAAGAATTAACGATCAAGTTATAGTCTTTAATCCTTTTGGAAATAATGAGAACGGTTTTGTTGATAGAAACCTCACTTACAAAGATATTCCACTTCCTGATGGTGCTGATGAGGATACATATATATATGTATTTGAAGATGGTACTACTTTTACACATAATACTAAAACAAAAATGATAAATCTTACAACTGATTGTGATGTGTTTGTAGAGAGTAAAAAAATGATAACTTTAAAATCTCCAAATGTAGTTTTAGATGCAGAAGTCTCTATTACAGGCAATTTAAAAGTATCTAAAGAGATAAATGATGTTCTCGGAACTCTTACTAATCATAAACACGATGTTAAAGACCATGCTGTGGCGGTTCCAAGATGAGTTATTTAGTAAGTGTAGAAGATAGCTTTAAAGATGCTCTTATGACTCTTAAGGGTTCTGTTATTGGTAAGCCTGATTATGGCACGAATTTACCACGACTCAAGCATCGCTCATTTAATAGTGAATGGGTAATAGATTTTAGAAGATGTTTAAAAGATGCTTGTAAACACGACCCTCGTTTAGAGTTTAAAGGTGCAGATATAGACTCTTCAAGAGCTGGAGAGGGTGTAGTAGGATACAAAGTCTATATAGTGAATTATATAATTGAGGGGGCTGTAAATGTATGAGAATATAGAAAAACAACTCTCTTCTCTAAAAGAGCCTTTAGCTTTTAGTTTAAAAACTTTTGAAGAGCTTTTGAGTGAAAATATATCACTTGCTAAAGAGGTTTTAGGTTCTGATTGGTTGCCTTTAGAGAGCGACCCTTATATGAAAAAACTTAGAGTTTTAACTCTTCGACAACTTCATAATCAAGCAGATAAAAAAGAGACAGTTAAACAACTTTTAGTAACTACTGCTACAGGTGTAAACTTAGACAATTTAGGTGCGAGTGAAAATGTTTTTAGAGATAGGGGGGAGTTTCCTTATGCTAACTTTGAATTTAAACTTTTAGTCGAGAGAGATGAGCAGGTAGTTATACCAAAAGGCTTAGTTCTTAACGATGATGATGATTTGTATAGAGCTAGAGTTGTTGAAGATGTAATCATACCAGCTGGAGAGTTAAGCGGTGTTTCTAAAGTTGAGTTGGAGTCGTTTGTAGTTGAGAGCGATGTAAAAACTGAAAACATAGTTACAGAGTTACCGTTTGGGGTTGATGTTAAACAATTAGATATTTTTAAAAATGGTGCAAATGCAGAGAGTGATGATAGATATAGACTTCGCATAATTGCTTCAAATGATAGACATTCAACTGCTGGAGCTGAAGATGCATATAAGTATTTTATTTATAGTGCAGATAAAAGAATAGATGATGTTTCAATCCCTGAGGATAATAAGCCTCTTGAGGTTGATATTTATTTAGCTTCTTTTTCTAGTAGTGTAGATGATTTGATGATAAGCCGAGTATATGAAGCTCTGAATGCTAAAAAAACAAGACCTCTTAACGACTTTGTAAATGTTTATCCTGCAAAAAAGATAGAGGTTTCTATAAATGCAACTATTGAGCTGTTTGATTTATTAAAGCAAAATTTAGTAGATGAAACAATAAGAGCAAATTTTGAAAATACATTTTTTATAGGTCAAAATTTTGTAAGAAGTGATTTAATAAGAAAAATGCACATAGATGGTGTTTATAGAGTTACGAGTGATTTTACTGATGTAATAGTTAGTGATAAAGAGATAATTGAAATAGTACAAATAAATCTTAATTTTGTAAAGGCTGAATTATGAGTCTTTTACCTCTTAACTCATCTTTGAAAAATCAAAAGTTTGCTGAACTTATTGATGTTGTGTCTATGGAGGATTATAGTGCTTTAAATATTGATCCAATGACTTGTGATGAGAGATTATTAGAAAATTTAGCAGTAGGTGCAGGAGTTGATATAAGTGGTCTTAGTGTTAATGAAGCTCGTATCTATATACACAATGCAAAAGAGATAAAAAGATATGCAGGGACTGTTTATGCAGTAGAGCAAAGTATCAATGTATGTTTTGAAGATGGAAAACTTAAAGAGTGGTTTGAAGCAGGACTTGATAAAGGGCTTTTTGATGTAGAAGTGAAACTAAAAGCAGATAGTAGCTTAGTATATCTTCCATCTAAGTTTGACAAAGCAAAACAGATGATAAGAAAATCTAAAAATGTAAGAAGCAAATTAAATGCTTTTAAAATCTCTTTTCCTAATGGAGAGGGTGTTGTAGAAAAAAGTGAAGCTATGAATTTTAAAATAGATTTAGACTCAAAACTTGGGTGTAGAGATATAGATACTCAAGTGAGTGCTATTACAGGAGCTGAGTTTGATTTTGTAGCAAATACGACTAAAAATCTACAAGATACTCCTGTGGTATGCACAAATAATTTTATAGGAGGTGCTGAGTGGCGAATTTAACTGCTGTTCCAACAGAAGAGGGATTAGAGATACTTAATAGCGAACTGAAATCAAGTGTCACTAACTTTGTTCTAATAGGGGCAGAAACACATGACTTGACTGTGCTTGATGATTTGATGAGTCAAGATACAGTTACATACGAAGATATAGAGCCGTATGTTTTTTACAATAACTTAGTTGAAACAAGTTATTACGATGACAATGGTGTCTTAACTTTTGTTCTGATTATACCAGTTGAAGAAGATTTGGGGAGTTATACATACGGAGTTGGGATTATCACAGATGATAATAAACTCGTGAGTTTGACTGCTACTCCAAAGATTGTTCCAATCGTTGGTATAGGTGGTTCGTTTGTTGTAAAAGTTGCCGTAAAGGGAACTGTTGGGGAGGTTGTATTTAAAAGTAGTGATTATATAACACCTGTTGAAGCTGAGGAGTTGTTCTTAACTCCATTAATAGCAAACACTAACTTAGTGATTGCACTACAAAATAAACTTATAGATAAGGGGATTATAGATGGCTGATACAAATGAGGAATTAGCAAATTTAAACAATAATGCAAGACTTCTTTTAGAGAAGTATGATGGTGTGTTTGCTCAACTTGATGAACAATCTAAACAAGCACTTATAGATATAGCAAATAAAAGTGATGAGGGACTTCAAGTGATACAGACTCTTTTAGATAATGGTTCTGTTGCAGAAGCTGAAAATGCTTTGAAACTTGGTGGTAAGACATTAGATGAAATTACTGGAACTGTTATTCAAATATATCACTATAAAACAAATGTTAGAACAGAATTAAGTTCGGCTCAAGAGACTTCTGATGATTTAACTGCAAATAGTGGTGTTAAATGGATATCTTTCCCTTTTACACCAAAGAGAAGTGATAGTAAGTTAATTCTAATTTCTAATATCATCTCATTAGCTGAAGATAGTAATGGTTCTGATAGTCAATTTGCTTTAGCAAAATATGATGATACTTTAATAGGTGTTGCTATGGCAACAGTTGGTCATACTGCATACAAAGATAGTATGAATGCTTCTTTTAGTGCTTTTAATCATTCTTTTTTGAGTTGGGGTGCTGATGAAAAAGAGATAGAAATAAGAGTTGGACAGCGTGGAGATAATAAATTATATGTAAATACTCCAACTGTTTATACAGACCAGTATCAAAACTTCTTTGAGATTGGTTTTACAATAATGGAGGTTTCTAATGCTTAGTAGTGCTTTAAATATATTAGTTGATAAACCTAAATATCGCATAGATAATGGCAAGTTGAAATGGTTAGATGATAGACCACAACCAACTGATGAAGAGATAGCTGAAAAAGTAGCAGAGCTTGAAGCTCAAGCAGAGATAGAAGCAAAATATAAAGCGATTGAAGATGCTATTTATAAATTCTACTCTGCAAAACAACAAGCTCAAGATGAAAAGTGGGTTAGCTCATTTACTACAAAACTAAAAGCTCAAGGTGTGGCTGATTTGGAAGTGAAAATTGTTGACTTGGTAACTTCTTTTTTTAATGGAGCAACTTTGAGTGAAGTTATCGCTGATGTAGATGATGAGCAAAAACCACTTTTTGAAAAACTTGTAAAAGTTGGGATTAGAACAGAGTGGGCTGAATTGTGTGTTACAGAGGGTAAAAGTGCAATAGCAGAAAATAGAGAACCAGTTTATCCTGAGTTCCCAGTAATTAATTAATAGGAGGGTTGAAATATGCCAAATGGAATAAAAGTTTTACCAACTAAGAATGCGAGTGCTACTGCTACTATTATCACTTCGCTTACAGTTATAGGGATTGTAGGTTCTGCTTCTTTAGCAGGGATTGATGTAGACATAAAAGCAAAATTAGATGATGTAAGTCAAAGTGGCTTACTTAAATTTGGAAATGCTGAGGAGGCTTTAGAGATATTTGCTTCTCAAGCTGGAACGATTAGAGAAGATTTATGGGATATTAAATCTCAAAATGTGAAGAGTCCTGTTGTTATCTCTTTAGTAGAACTAACTGATGAAATGGCAGATAAAGAACCTCAAGTGTTTTATGAAGATGCAGAGTTTAAAAGTGCGATTGTTTTAGCAGTTGGTAACTTACAAAAAGCTCGTACTCTTTTTGGTGCAAAAGTTAGAATTGCGATAGCTTCTTACTTCTCACATGATGCAACCGTAAGAGGTGCTTTAGATAGCTTTGCTAGTGGTACTAAAACGATTGCAATCGTTGATATGTATCAGAGTGATAAAAATGATGCAATCGTAGCACTTCAAGAGCTTGGCTCAATGAGATACTTAGCATTTCCTTTTTATCGCAGAGCCTGGTCTGTGTATGAGAATGCAACTGTTTTAAAACCAAACTCGGCTGTAGTCGCTGGTCACATTGCAAGATGGGATGCACTACTTGGAGAGTTCGGTCCGTGTTTCGACCATGCAAATAAACTCATTTATGATGTAGAGGGTATTGCAATTCCTCTTACATACGAAGAGGGCGAAGATACTTGTGATGTGAATACACTTGTAAATGCTGGTGGTGCTCTTCTTTTAAATGATGATGGAAATCGTTTATATAACTTTGAGACTCCAAGCGATGATGCTCGTTTTAACAAACTTGAAACGATCCGTTTCTTTGACTTAATTAATGAGAATATGCAAAAGTCGCTTAAAAAGCATAAACATCGTCCGACTACTGATGTTCTTACACTTGCTAAAGCTGATGCAGAGGCATTTTTAAATAAGGCTATCAGAAACGGTGCAGCGATTGGTGCAAAAGTTTGGTGGAGTGATAAAAACTCGCCTGAGGAGATTGCAGCAGGTATCTTATATATGGATTATGATGCTGGAAATAATGTTGGGGTAAGAGCTATTGTTATTCAGCCTTATGCTACGAATGACTACTACACTGTGGAGGTTAAATAATGACTAAGAATGGATTAGGTGCTGATGCACAACTATTAACAGGGCTATCAATTATGATAGCTGGAAAAAATACTTTTGGTTATACAGGCGATGGAACTAAGGCTCCTGAGTTTGAGTTTGAAACTGTAAATGAGCAGAGTACTGGGCTGGTTAAACAACCTAAAATGACTCTTGAAGTTTTAGACTTGAGTGCTGAATATGTAGCTCATATTGCAAGTGGTTTGCCTTTTGTTCTAAAGGGGAATACTCGTAAAGATGGAGAGGACAAACCTCTACTTGTAACAGTTCAAGGCGAACTTATGAAAACAGGTGGCGAATTAAAAGAGGGCGATGCAACTAAACGAACTTTTGAAATTCGTGTGGATATGTATAGTGAGATTGTTGATTTTATTCCAACGATTGTTTACACTCGTGAGCCGTACAATATCATTTTAGGTGGTATTCCGATGGCTCCTGATTTTTCAAATAACATATAAAGGTAGGTTTTTATGAGTAAAAGCATTTATGAAAGTAAGCAAGTAGTTTTAAGTCGTGTTTATCCTTTTGGAGATAAAAGAAAAGCAAAAGTTCGTGGTGTTGCTAAAGATGTAACAGTTCTTACAGTCAATGAGTTAAACGGTCTTGATGATGAGCAACTGCTTAAAAAAGAGAATCCGTCTGTTTATGATGAGATTGCTGTTTCATGTGGTCTTACAGTTGAGGAAGCTAAAAAGCTAACTCGTACAGATGCACAACTCATTAATGAGGTTCAGCAAGGTTTTTTGTACGGCTCGGAGGAGATAGAGCTACTAGACTAGAAGCTTATTCTTTAGTTACAGAGTTTTTCTTTCTATCAGTAAATGAGCAAAAGCTTTTAGCTGTTAGAGAGTGGCTTGAGTATTTTGAGGTCGCACTTAAAAAACACAAGCAAAAGATAGAACTACTTAGTTTAAATAGGTAGAAAACTCCCTGCAAGTTTTGATGTAGGTTGGCTTTGCTGTAAAACAAATTTTTTTATAAAGGGATTTATCATGGATAAATTACATACATTAAACGAAAAAGAGCAGAGAGAAGCTGTACATGCAGGTCTTGTAGATGATGGTGTTAAAGTTACTAAAACTTTAGTAGACACAATCATGGACAAACAAAATGATTTGCTTTTTAACGCTCTTGCTAGTGGTAAAGGTATCAAAGTAAGTGGTCTTGGAACTCTTGAAGTTCGTCCTCATGCTGAGAGAAACTATAAGTTACCTGATGGTACAACTGGAACTGCTGATGCAGGTTTTCATGTTAAGTTTGTTGAGAGTGACAAACTTATGACTGCGATGAATACTACTGAAGCGTAGTTTTTAGAGTGGGAGTCATTTCTCCTGCTCCTGCATCGTTTTATAGAGTTTCTTTTTAGTGGTTTTATAAAGTGATTTAATTTCAAAAAGGGTTTTTTTATGGCTGGTATTGGTGCGGTAAGTCTGAATATGGTGTGGAACCCAGCCATAAAGGGTTCAAATTTTTTACAAGCAAGTGTTAAGGGTATTCATACTTATGCTCAAAAGGTTACAAAAGCGAACCTTTTACAAAGCACTAAATTTTCTCTTCTTAATAGAAATCTCAAACAGTTAGATAACCATTTAGGGCATATAAGAAAAACAACTGCGAAGATAAGTGCTAATCCGATTAAGTTAGATATTAAAACATCAAGAACGAGTTTAAAAGAGGCTCGTAAGGATATGACTGCGATTGAGCATGATGCAAAGCAAGTGGCTTTTTGGACTAAAAAGAGTTCTGAGAATTTAAAAGCTGGTGCAAATGCTCAAAGAAAAACAATGCAAAAAAAAGCTAAAAGTTCTCAAGTAAGTGGTTCTACGATAGTTGGAGCTGTTGCCGTTGCTAGTGTTTTAACTTTACCATTTAAGGCGAGTATTGAGTTTGAAAGTAAGATGGCGAGAGTTAAGGCTCTAAGTGGTGCTACTGATAAAGAGTTCAAAGCTTTAAATAATACGGCTTTAAAGCTTGGTGCTACGACTGAGTGGTCAGCTGGTCAAGTTGCTGAGGGTATGCAGTTTTTGAGTATGGCTGGATTTAATGCTAATCAAACAATAAGTGCGATGCCAGGTCTTTTGGCTCTTGCTACTGCTGGAGCTACTGATTTGGCTACGACTTCGGATATTGCCTCAAATATTATGGGTGGTTTTAATATCGACCCTACGGACACAATAAACGGAATGAGTGCCATGAGCTATGTGAGTGATGTTTTAGCAAAAACAATCACTTCTGCAAATGTAGATATGAGAATGCTCGGCGATACCATGAAGTATGTAGCACCTGTTGCAAAAACTGCTGGTATGAGTTTACAAGAGACTTCGGCAATGGCTGGGTTACTTGGAAATATCGGAATTCAGGGAAGTATGGCAGGTACAACTTTGAAAAGTATGGTTTTAAGACTTGCTAGTCCAACTGGTAAAGCACGAAAAGCACTTAGTGAACTTGGAGTTTCAGCTTTAGATGCTCAAGGAAATATAAGAAGTATGCCTCTTCTTTTAAAAGAGGTTGCAAAAGCTACTGAAAATATGGGTAGTGGGGATAGGCTCGGATTTATAAAAAGAGTGTTTGGAACTGAACCTGCGGCGGGTATAAATAAACTGATAGAACAGAGCGGAAGTGGTGCTTTAGATAAATACTTGAGTGTTGTAAATCAGTATAAAGGTTCGGCGAAAAAAATAGCTGATATACAACTACAATCAACGGCAGGGCATTTTAAACTACTTGGTTCAGCAATGGAGGGTTTAAGTATTAGTGCTACTACAGGACTGCTTCCTGCAATTAAGTTTGTAACAAAAGGATTGACGAGTGTTGCTTCTAAAGTTCAAGGGTTTACAAAGTCATTTCCTGAGGCTTCTAAGTGGATATTTGGGCTTGGTGCTGCTTTTGTGATTGGTAGTGTTGCTCTTGCTGGATTTGGGCTTGTTGCAAGTGGTGTCGGTGCTGGTTTGGCTCTTTTGGCTTCGCCTGTAACTGCGATAGTTTTAGGAGTGGTTGCGATTGGTGCAGGGCTTGTTTATCTTTATAATAAATTTGATTTTGTAAGTAGTGCTGTAGATGGTTTTTTTAGTGGTCTACTTGATGGAATCTCTCCTGCTGTGAATGCACTTAAAAGCTCTTTTGGTGGATTATTTGGTGCTATTGGTGGGTTGTTTAACTCTTTAAAGCCTGTGTTTAGTTTCTTTAGTTCTGCTCTAAATATGATAGGGATTAACTTTAATAATACAGGGGGTTTGATTGGTTCAGCTTTTGGATTGATTTTATTTCCTATAAGAATGGTTGTAAAAGCTCTTACATTCGTAATAAATATCGGTGCTATGGTTGTTGATGGATGGGTAAAAATAGGACAATTAGCAGGTGTTGTTTGGAGTGGTATAGCTAGTTTTATAAGCTCAATAGGTATCGGAATTAAAAACACTTTTATAGCTATGTTTAATTGGTCTCCGATTGGTTTGATTGTTAATAATTGGGGGAAAATTGGAGCTTATTTTTTAAATATTGCAAGTATAATTAAAAAGCCGTTTGTATCGTTTTTTGATTGGATAGGTTCAAAATTTAAAGCCGTTTTCGGTTTGATAGATAAAGCTAAAAGTGTTGTAAATGCTCCGATAGAGACGATAAAAAGTGGAGCTTCTAAACTTTGGAGCGGTACTAAGTCAATCTTTGGGTTTGGAGATGATAAAAAAGAGCCTATAAAAAGCAAAATACCAAAAGCAGGTGTGCCTGTTAATAATGTAGATTTTAAACCCTCTTCTCTAAAAGAGGCTCAAATAGCTCAAGTTCCTTTAGAGAGTGTTAGTGATGTAACGGCTGGTGCGATAAATGAAACTAAATCATTTATGCAAAATAATACAAATAACACTCAAGGTGTAAATCAAAATATTACTAATCATATAACTGTTAATGCTCCAGCTGGAGGTCAAGTTGATTATGAGGATTTAAAAATAAAGTTAGTACAAGCTCAAAAAGAGTTGTCTCAAGAAGATACAGATTTGCAGATGCAAGATGCATCATAGGAGGTTGTTTTGAATAAATGTGAGTGTGGCTGTAGTGCTGAGTATAAGATACGAGGTAAATGGTACTGTGCTAAATGTACGGTTGAAGTAATTTAATATAAGGGAAAATAGATGAACAAAGATGAAGTTGTTATTTTAACAGATGAGATGAGAGACGGTTTTGATTTTAAAAAAGGTCAAATTATTGTTTTAGGTTGTAGTGTTGATGAAAAGGGAAATAATGAGTTTGAGTTACCTGCAATAGTTACAAAAGTGCATGAGAGAGACGAAAACGGCCATTATCAATATGATTATATTTTTCCTCTAAGAGGTGCTTGTGAATTTGTGAGCTGGGGCGAAGATAAAAAAAGATACTTATGGCGTTTTCATCGTAAAGAAGTAGTAAGACCTCCTACATGGTTTTTAACTTTATTAAAACAAAGTGCAAAACACTTTCATGAGTGGGATATAGATTTAGCTATTGAAGAGCTTTTTTATATAGATAAAGATGTAGCAAACAAGAAAGATATGTTTGTTAATTATCCGTTTAGAAGTGACAGTTTAGAACCTGATGAGATAACTAAAGAAGAAAAAGCATTTTGTCTTGATTTGGCAGAAAATATCAAGTTTTATGACTTACAAAAACAGTTTAAAAAACTTCTAAAAAAGAAAAAAAAGAAGTGTACACAAATAGAGGGGAAAGCATCTTTTGGCGAGATAGTTGAGATTTTTAGAATTTTAGATAGAAATTTTAATCATGCTTTTACTGCAGGTATGGGTGCAAGTTGGAATGATGATGGGAAACTTATGTCTGTTGATGGAATGGCTCTTTTTAAACATGGTTATTTTGAAACACATCCATATATTAATCATAGTAATGGGAACGGATATTTACTTAGATATGAGGGTAACTTGTTTGAAGATACTTATAAAATTTCTGTTCTAAGAGTAGATAAAAATAAGACTATTGATGATATTGCATCAAGAGTAAGAAGATTAGAAGATAAAGAACCAATGCATGAAATCAAAGGGGAAGTAGAATAATGAAAAAAATAATTTTAATGATGTTAATAGTGGCTTCACTATTTGCGAATGAATGGCAAGAAGCAAAAGTTAAGTATGTGATTGATGGGGATACTCTTATGCTTCAGAAAGGTAGTTCAAAACCTTTTAAAGTTCGTTTGATTGCTCTTGATACTTTTGAAAATAAGTTTAATCATAGAGTTTTTGGACAGTTAGAAACACTTAAAAATGTGCATCCTATGAATAAGCATAATACAGTTAAAAAAGTTATATCTTTTGGATATAAAGCTCAGAAATATGTAAGTGATAGATACTTAGGTAAAACAGTTAAATATCATGTATATGGCCGTGATAAATATAAACGCTTGTTGGTTTGGATTGAGGTTTTAAATTTTTCTTTAGTTCGTCAAGGATGGGCTGTATATTACCCTAATAATCAAATAAGTAAAGAGCGAAAAGCTTATCTCTTAAAATTGAGCCGTGATGCAAATGTGAATCATCGTGGAATATATGCGAGGTATTAAATGAGTTCGTTTTCTAAACTTGTTAATGGTATGGATATGGGAAAGATAGGCGATTTTAAATTCTATATGAATAAGAATGAGTACAAAAAACTATCTAAATCATTGAGTGCTACTTTTGGAAGTTATAAACCTATAAAAGGTCAAGAACGATTAAGTGATGCTGGAGGGTTTGAGCGAAAAATATCTTTAAATGGTGTTTTGGTAGTTCAGCCACAAGATTCACTTAAAAGTTTAGAGGATTATGTAGAAGCTCGTGAGCCTTTGGAATTTACAACTTTAAGAGAGAGTTTTGAAGTTGTGATAACAAACCTAAATATAAATCAGAGTCATTTTTTAGATAATGGAGATTTTACGGTGCAAGATTATAACTTATCTCTAAAAGAGGTTTATGATGAGCTTGTATAGAACTAAAGAGGGCGATAGAATTGATTTGATAGTGCTTAAACATTATGGCGATTTAAAACACTTAAATGATGTGATAGGTGCTAATAAAGTGCTTTGGGATAAACCTATGAATCTAAATTGTGATTTAAATATAGAGCTTCCTTTGTTTAGTACAAAAAGTAATGATCCATATAAACAAAAAGAGAGAGGTCCACTATGGTAAATGACATCATAGAGCTTTTAATAGATGGTCAAAGTGTAAATATTAACGATGTTTTATCTCTTACTTTTAGCGATAGTGCTGGAGTTAAAAGCGATAAAGTATCTTTAAAAGTTATGCCATATTTTAAAAAACCTGCACCAAGTACAAAGCTAGAACTCACTTTTAAAACATTAAAAAATGGTTCAGAGGTAGAGTCACTCGAGTGTGGTTTGTTTCATGTACAAACAGTTACACGAAGTAACACTAAAGAGCTTTCATTTAGTGCTACAGGTGTGGAGTTTAATGAGAAGCAGAAGGACAAAATTTCGCATCATTATCAAAATACTAAACTCTCCTCGATTTTAGAAATTGTAGCAGGTCGTTTAGGTCATAAAGTGAAGTTTGAAGCTGAGGATATAGATATAAAATCGCTTAATCAAACAAACGAGAGTGATATAAATTTCTTAGATAGACTCTCAAAAGATTATAACTGTTTGTTTTCTATCAAGAATGATTTTATATATTTTGTAAATAAAGATGATGGCGAATTGCCTGTAACTCAAATAGATGTAAGTAAGTGTAGCTCTTCATCATTGAAACACTCTTCAAAACTATTTTATAAATCGTGTGAGGCTTCATGGCATGACACGGACAAAGCAAAAACAAAAAAAGTCACTTTTGGAGATGGTACACCTGTACTAAAAATCAAAGGTACATATATAGATGAGGAAGATGCTTTAGTGAAAGCAAAATCAAAATTAAAGAGTGTAAATAAAGGTACGGTAAGCGGTTCTTTATCTCTAAAAGGGATAAAAGTTTATGCAGGTACTAAAGTCGATTTGGTTAATACATATCAAGGGGAAGATGATGGCATTTATAGTGTCAGTAGCTGTACTCACTCTTATAGTCGTGGTAATGGCTGGAGTTGTAGTATCGAAATAGAAAATTAAATAAGGGGTAAATATGAAAGTAGGTTTTAGAGAGTTTGAAATATTGTTAAGTGTTCCAAGAAGTGGAGATATTAGAACTCTACAAAGTGAGCTAACTTATTTTACTCAAGTGCTGCAGGAGCAACTGCTTTTAGTGCCTAAAGGGATTAAAACGGATTTAGGGAGCATTCCTTTGTTTTTACAAAATATATTCCCTAAAGATGGTGAAGCGATGTTTGCATACATACTGCATGATTATTTGTATCAAGTGGGGATATTTGAAAAATTAGAGAGTGATGAGATACTTGAAGAGGCTATGGCTTCTTTGGGTGTTGCATGGTGGAGGCGAAAAGCTGTAAAGCTTGGTCTTAGAGTTGGTGGCTGGGTTGCTTGGAATGAGCATCGAGCGAAAGATAAAAAAGAGGTGTAAAAATGAAGCTTTTAATTTTAAGTTTAATGATGATGTTTGCTTTAGTAGGGTGTGTTACTGATAAGCCGTATGCAGTTGGTAAGGTTGTTTATACAGGTGCAAGGACTGCATATATAGAGTTGCCAATTCCTGAGAATGGTACTTTAAAAAATGTTGATACTGTTTTAGTTCAATATGACAAAGTAAGAACAGGCGTAAGAAGTGTTATCGATAGTAAAAAAAAAGAGGATGCAAATACTTCACGACAAGTGGATATTGGATTAAATGTTGGTGGTAAATTATGATTGATTTAGAAAAACAGTTAAAAAAGTATGAAGGTTTTGTGGGTATGCCCTATGAAGACAGCTTAGGGATTCCTACTATTGGATATGGTACTAAGTTACCTATAAATGAGGATGAAGCGGAATTGCTTTTGAAATATAGACTTGAGCAAAAGAGAGATGAGCTAATAATCGCTATGCCTTTTGTTTATAACTTGCCTGAGGATAAACAAAAAGTGCTTTATGAGATGAGCTATCAGATGGGTGTGAGTGGAGTACTTCTTTTTAAAAGAATGTGGAGAGCTTTAAAAAGTGGAGATTTTGAGAGTGCAGCTGATGAGATGTTAAAAAGTCGCTGGGCTGTTCAAACTCCAAAAAGGGCTAAAAAACTAAGTGAAATAATGCGAGGTAAAAAATGATATATGGGGGGGGGTAAAACCGAATATAAGAGGAGAGTGAGAAATGAGACCCTACACTCTCCAGAGTGGAATAATATCAAAAGCATAATTAAATTATGTATAATTAAATTACAAAAAGGGTCTGAAAATTGAATACTACTACATTAAAACCACCCCACGGCTGGGTAGGTGGAAAATCAAAACTTGCTAAACAGATTGTTAGTTTTATACCTGATAATCACAATCTTTATGTTGAAGTTTTTGGAGGTGCATTAAATGTACTTTATGCAAAGGATTGTCCTCAAAATGGGAAATATAGAGAAGTAGCAAATGATTTTAATAGCGATTTGATTAATCTGCATAAGTGTATAAGAAATAATCCTACCAAACTGCAAAAATATCTTAATGAGCTTTTTATAAGTCGTGAGCTGTTTGAGGATATAAAACGAAGTATTTTAACACCTCGTAACAATATAGAAAAAGGAGCTTTTTTCTTCTATAAGTTACAGATGAGTTTTGGGAGCAAGGGCGATAATTTTGCGATGAGTGCAAAGAGTCGTAAGCCTAAAAATATATATAAAGATTTTACTAAATGGTCGCAGAGGCTTAAGATGGTAACTGTTGAAAATATGGACTTTGAAAAGCTGATACTTAACTATGATAAAGAGGAAACATTTTTTTATTGCGACCCTCCGTATGTTGGAACTGAGTCAATGTATAAAAATAAAAAAACCTTTGATTTAAACGACCATAAACGGCTATATATGGCTTTAGCATGTGCTAAGGGTAAGTTTCTACTCAGTTACAATGATTGTGAGTTTGTGAGGGAGTTATATAAAGATTTTAAAATAGTTGAGAGTGATGCAATACGGTACACTTTAGGAGCGAATGTACATAAAAATAAAAAAGTGGTTAGAGAGCTGTTTATAATGAATTATTAGAGTATAATTTCATCGTTACAAGTTGTGAGACTCTTGTTTGCAATAGGGCGATAAGGGAAAGAGGTGCGAGGGTAATCCTCTCAAAGGAGTCCTCACAATGTATCTGATACTTACATTAGTGGTTTTAATGGTAGTTGCAATACCGTTACATTAAAAAGAGAGCCTCGGCTCTCTTCCACTAATGTAATTGTATCATATTTTATTGTATTTTTAGATTGAAGATTTTGTGTTTTTTCATTGTAGCATTGGCAAAAAAAAAGCCCTGAAGATATTAATATCCACAGGGCTTTAATTGTTTTTATACTAAAAAACATTTGGCTTATATAATTATATTATTATAATGCTTAAATTGTAATATAATTATGTAAATACTATATACATTAACATATTAACCTATTAATTGAATATAGCCCATAAAATTGGCTTGTAATAGGTTTTTATATTGAACTATTATTTGTTCCATATTGTAATTTTATGCTTGTTGTGAATTTACAAGCAGTTTTTGCAGACCGAATATCACTTGTTAAATTTGTGTGAGTATTTTTACTGTTATATACAAAACCACTTTTTGCATCGTATGCAGTTGTAGTATAGTTAAGACCTTCTAACTTTTCTAAAATACAAGATAACTCTTTTGTACTTTCTAATCTAGCTATTATCATAATGTTTCCTCCTTTATAAATTCTCATATTGTATGAGTTATTTTATTATACAATTTTTATAACTTATTGTACATTTGCTTTGTCTTTTTGTTTATAGCCACATTTCTTATTTATTTTTAATCCTTTCCAATCTTTTGAGAAATACTTTCTCCATCCAAAATTTATCATAAATCCATTTGTTATTTTTTCACTTCCATATTTTGCACTTTCATATAAATCAATTGTTCCAACCGAAAAAAGTTGTGCGAATTGGCAACTTGTTTTGTACTGTTCTTTTTTTTCATTACTGCTATAATCAAGTATAGTTTCAATAGATAGGTTAGAGAATAATAAAATAAATTCAGGTTCAATTTTTAGTTTATTATGGATAAAAAAAGAGTTTGAATAAAAGATGGATTGATAAAATGCTTTAGATATATATGATAAAAATTTATGACTTTTAAAATATTTAACTTCTACTCCAAAGTAACCTTTAACAAACCCAGCTTTTATTAAATGTCTTTTTGGATATAACATTAAATCAATACGACCTTTTTTTGAGGTGCATTTATTAATTGTTACTACTTCTCTTTCTATGAGAAAATCATCTTTTAAGAAGTCAACAAAAAATTCAATAAGCTTATTTTCTGTATCTATATAATTATATTCTTGGTGAATATTTCTAAAATTTATACATTCGTCTTCATTTCCATTAAAAACTACTTTGTAATCTGAATCAACAACACAAGATTCTTCAAAAGAATTACAGATAATTTCAAATTTATTTATATTATTTTTCATAATTTAAATCCTTTGCAAATTTTGCGAAGTCTGATATTGTTTTTAACTCTATCCCTTGTTTTTTAGCAATAGTGCTGATTTCTTTCATTTTTTGATAACTCATTTTATTTCTCCGTATTATTTGATATAATACGAATACTAAATTGCCGTGCAAAGTTTTTTAGTATCCGTAAATAGTTGGCTCTTATGAGCGACTGTTTACCTCCTTATTGTTAAAATACAATTTTTCTATTGTCCGTTCAGGAGTGACAATTATTTCCCACCAATTATATGTTTTATATTTATTTTTCTTAGTTTTTTTAAATCACTAAGTATATTTTCTGCAGATATAAGCTCTATATCATCACAACAATTATATTTATCTGTGCAACAAACCCAGCTACTTACAAGTGCTGGGTTCATTTTACTTTCATATCTCTTTTTTTTGCAAATAATACAAGTATGCCTTTTCATTTATTACTCTTTACTATGTAACTCATAATGAGCTAAAAGCAATTTTTTAGCAACTGCATTCGGTGTTCTCTCTTTACGATTAGTTAAATTCTCTAAGTACTCCAGCTGTTCATCGTTTATATAAAAAGCGATTTTATTTGTAGCTTTACTTTTTCCCTGTAGTGGACGACCTGCTTTTTTATCTTCACTCTTTGAAGCTACAATCTCTTTAAGCTCTTTGTGTTCAGCTGCTTTTTTATCTTCACCCTCAAAAGAGTGAGACACTTCTACTTTTGAAACTAAGTCGCCTATTTTTGGTTTATCTTTTTTAATCATTTTTATCTCCTCTTGATTTTTCTTCTAGTAGCTCAATATAAAGAGCTTCATTATCTAAAACATATTTTAGAATCTCTTTATACTCTGGAATGAAGTTACGACCAGCATAAGCTATTTGTTTGCTTTCAGCTATAAGCTCAAGTGGACTCATTCCATACTCTAAACCATTTTTTAGCATTTTTGTTTTACGAAGTGGTAGCACCTCTATATCTTGGAACTGCTCTTGTATATCTGATTTTATCTCTTTAAAATCTTGTGTGTTTTCAAGTCGTGTCGCTACAACCAAAAAACGGTTATTGTATTTTTTAAGCTCGTTTATTGTTTTGATAGCTTTCATTTTTGAGTTTAAATCGTTTATGCAAGGAACTATTACAATATCACTATGTTTGATAATATCAAGCACACCAGCATCAACAAAGCCACCGAAGTCGTAAACTACATCTTCTATGATTGGAAGCTCCTTTGTGATTTGTGCCATATCTTGATAAACGGCTTCTATCACACTATCATCGTTGCTTAGTAGATAATAGTTTAGCTCTTTTGCTATTGCAAAGGCTAGAGCAGTCTTACCTGCTCCACCATCTGTTGTAATTACTGATATTCTCATTTCTCTATCTCCTTAGCAAATTCTCGTATTTTTTCCCACCCATCTTCTTTTATTTCAATATTTACTTCAATATTTCGTATAACTGGGTTTACTATAATTAAATATCCACAATTATGTATAATTGTTTCTATATGGACACATTCAGAAGAGTAAGGCTTAGGAAGATTATATTCAATGTGTATTTTAAATTCATCTCCTAACTTTTCTTTTACTTGTGCAATAATTGATTTTTCAGAAATATCAATTACACCAAATAGTGATACAGGAGGAGGAGTTTTTTTACAAGGATTAATCATTATATTATTTCCCCTCTTTTGTCATGTAGTGGTTAGCTGATACTAATCTATCTTTGTTTATTTCATGTCCTAAAATATCAGAGATAAAGTCCTCTTTTTCTCTATCAGAGCCATTTTTCTTACCGTATTTAAGATAAGCCATTTCAGCAAAAATCTCTCTTAAATCGTGGTAAGTGTATTTGAGTCCTGTAATGTTTTTTAATGCTCTATTGAAAATATGATTAAACTTGCTGTTTACTTCTTGGTTTGTCATATTTGAAGTGTCTATATCTTCTCTAAGTTGTTTTAAAAGTTTAGATAATAGTTCATAATCATCATCTAAGCTATAAGCTTTAACTTCAACACCCTCAGAGCCTTTTTTCATTATGCCCTTGTAATACCATCCATCTTCTTTTTTTACCAGCTCAAGAGATTTTAAAATCTCAGTAATTCTGCGACCTGTAACAAAAGCTATGTAAGTGGCGAATAAGTAAGCTCTAGCTCTATCAACTGTTTGTTGTTTAGATATTGGTAAGCCGTTAGCTTTCCATTGTTCAATAGTTACTTCAGTTCCTAGTGCTAAAGCTGTCTTTACTGTTTCTTTTAAAGTTGATATAGTGCTTTCAATATCTTTTATTTCAAAAGTTTCTTTGTCTGCATCAAGCTTATCTAGTACTTTTTTAGTGTCTGCTTTTTTAATTCTCTCATAAACATCTTGAGGAACTGAAAAAAGCTCCAATGCATAATCTTGGAAGTTGTCATTTACATCTTTAATTACATTTCTCATGTCTGCATAATAACGAGCTACTGTTTTGATGCTTCTTGCACCCATCCAGCAATATGGTAGATATTTAGTAACAGTTAGTGCGGTGTCTCTTTTATTTTCACATTTAAGTAAATCTTGTTTAAAAAGCTCTCTAACTTCTTTTAATGAAGTAACACCGTAAAATATTTTAACAATATCATCATGTGTTCGTTCTTCTTGTGGTACATTATCTTTTATAGCCTGAGTTACTTTGTGTTCAACTGCATCTATAACCTCATCGGCTACAATAGAGGCTATATCATCACTATCAATATCACAAACGGCTTCTGTGTTGCCTTTTGCTTCTTTTAACTCTTTAACCTCAGCCATAAGCTCTTTTATAAGGTTTAAAACTTCTGTATTGTCTGTGAGTGTTGCTTCACTCTTTGGCTCTACATATAAATCCCACTTTTTTTCTTTAGAAGCCATCATATTGAAAGTTTTACCCTCGTTATCTACGATTTGACCATCTTTATTGACTACTATATATTTATTCTTATCCCAACTACTAGCTCGGACTTTAGAACCACTCATAAGCTTTGTAAGTGCTGTATTCTTAACCATGTTATGCCTCCTATGTTTTGCTAACTGTTGAAATTGTATCTAAACAAAGCTTAAATTAATATAATACTATACATACTATTATAAAAATATACTAATTTAAAAAGCCCTATATATAGGATAAAAGAACTAACTATAAATATATATTACTATATATACTATTATAAAAAGTTATTCACATTTAGGCTTAATTTGTATGTGAATAACAGCAATTCGCTAACAGTTAGTTATTCACTTAGGACGGTTAGCAATGTGAATAACTTTTAAAAAAATAACTGTTAAAAACCGTTAGTGCCTGAGCAGATTTTTTGCTAACTGTTATTTAATTAATTAATTAAATAACTGTTA